AACCTAAATTCAATGCCATTTCCTCGTCATTGTCAAACAATCCGTAAGAAGTACCATTAGCTCCATAAGAGTTTTGTGCTGCTAGCATATCGTCAATATCAAAAGAAAATTGTCTGTCAACGAATATTACGTTTTCATCAATTGCTCCTTGCTTGTCTAATCTACTAATAACATTATCGAAATCTGCTAACGTAGTTGGATTACCACCATCCCATATATTACCTCTTGTAGAGACACTATAGAATATACCATCTGACCCAGCACCAGGATTTGCGGCCGCTCCTGAGCTTCCTAGAATTGCTGCTGCTCCTGAGTTTTGCTCAGCAGGTACAGCTTCTATCATAGCAGTTTCTAAATAATCATCAAATCTTAATCTAGTTTCATGCTCAGATTTTAAATACCATAGGTATCCTGTTGCACCATCTTCAGTTGTAATTTCTACCCATCCGATTTGAGCCATATCAGATCCAGATACATTATAAGTATCTTTTATAATAATAGGCTTATTTTCAAAGATGAAGTCATTAGCTTCGAGAGAACCAACCATTCCAGCTGTTCCTTTTCTGAATTCTGATCCGTATATAAATACAGTAACATCAGCATTACCTGCTCCTGTTCCTGCAGTTACTAAACCGCCAGCTTCATAAAAATCAGCAGTAAATTGACCTCTACCTCCACCAGCATTGTTAACTGCACTAATTACAGCTTTGTTTGAACCAGAGCCGTCATTTTGAACAATCATTACTGTTTGTCCTACTCTGATAACTTGTTCAGCAGCTGTGGGATCTAGTGTATCATTAACTTGAAAAGTGACTTGGTCTGCACCTTGTGCTCCCCCACTTCCTACGCTAGTATATTTAGTGTGTAACCTTCCTTGCTCTGCCCATTTAATAAGGTCAGAATTGGTTGGCATTTCCGCTCCTACCATACGTAGGAAGGAAGAAATTGTTCTATTACCATAACGTTCGAACTCTTTTTCATAAGTATCAGGTAGATACTGATTCAAAAAGTCAAAGTTAGTTATGTAGTTTTCCGTTGTCGGAGTTCTCTCAGAACTCGGTGTCAACGCAAATGTTGGAATCGTTTTAACTTGTCCAGGCATAATTTTTAATTTTTAAATTTTACATTTTTTTAATACTCTTAATTCTCAGACCACGGCTTGAAGGCTGTGATACTGATTTAACTTGAAGCCCTCCTTTTGTTGATACTTCGGGTGCACTACGTTCAGTCATTTCGACATTTTTTGTTTTACGCATTACATCCTCAGTCGCAAAAGATTTGCCTTGATCATAAAAGAACGAAGCAAATTTTTCAGGATTCATAGCTATGGCTAGAGATCTGTGATACCCCTCAGCATCTTTAAGCATTCCTCTATCATCCAAATATTTACTAATAAAATTAATTGGAGTCTCTTGAGATTTTCTTAGTTCTGCTGCCGTACCTGGAGAATAAGTAAAATTATTTTCGCCTATTGTGAATTTAAAACCTTTAAACTCAGGAGAAAATAGTTTGTCGCTTTGTGATCTAAACCACTCCGACTTTCTAGAATTTTCTTCTTCTCTAGATTTAGCCTCATTAATGTATTGCTTATAAGCTTGATAGTCTTTATCATTTGCGCCTGAACTTTCCCTTGACTCAAGAGGTAGTTTGTATTTTTGTTGCTCTTGATAGAAAAACTTTTTGGCTTTAGCAACCATTTTTTTCTTTGCTAGTTTAATCTTTTTAATAACTGCAGGTTCGTCAGAATCTTCGTCATATACATACTCTTCCATCAGGTCGCTTATGTCTTCGGGATCTAAACCCTCTTCAGTTATTGTTAGATATTCTCTAAGCAAATTGTCAGGACTCACATCAGAATAATCTTTTTGTAATTTCAGATAATCTGTCATAGAGCGCCCTGTTTCCTTTTTATATTTGAGGTAAGCTGCTACATCCTCGGCTAAAGGCTCTTGCTCTTCACGTTTCGCTTTGAGCTCCTCCAAAGAGTTAACCTCTTGTCCCCATCTATTTCCAATATATGAAAGAACATCTTCTTCTGATATTTCAGAAGAGCTTTGTACTTCTTCGGTTGCTTGCTCCTCTATTTTATTGTCTACAGGTGCATTTTCTTCAACCGTTTTTTTTTCTTGTGTAGCTTCAGCTACATTATTTTCTTCAAACTTTATTTCCTCTTGTTTACCAGATACTTCTGGCTTATTATCAAGGTTTTCGTTTTTCTGTTGTTGCTCATGTTTGTCTAAAAGTTCTTGTTCAACTTCTTGTTTCGACTTTTCTTTGACCTCTGTGAGCTCTCTTACTTTAATTTCCATTTGATTAGATTAAATTTATACAAAGTTAAATAAAAAAAATATACGTTTTTAGCGTGGTTCGAACTCAGCGAGATCAAAACCATCTAGTGAATCTTCATTGGATTCAAATTTTTTCGGAGGAAGATTGTTTTTTCTTTGGTTAATAAGCTCTGACTGTTGAGAATTTTGCTGACTTATTCTTTTACTTTTAGCCTCTTCACGTGCTCCTTCTCTAAAAGCTAGTGCATTTTCAGAAACATTTCTCAGTTGTTGATTGTAAGCAAACTCTTGACGCATGAGCTGTGATTTAAGTTGAGCTTCACTTTTTTGTTTTTCTATTTCAAAAGCTATTTCAGCTTGCTTGACTTTCATCTTACTTTCAGCTTCCATATTGATTTTTTGAATAGCCAATTGAGCAGCCATCTCTTGAGACTTGAGCTGTTGCTGAGCGGTCATGGCTTGCTTTTGCATTTCATTTTGCTGATCTTGCTCTTGCTTCGCTTTTCTTTTTACTTTTAATAACTGATTGGCTAATTTTAAATTTTTGATTTCTCTAATATCTATAGCATCCTCTAAATTAATATCTTGTTTTGATAAAGCCATTTGAATGTTCTGCTCTAGCATAGCTTTTTGCTCTTCATCTGGGGAAAGCTCAATAAATACACCAAAGTCATATATATATAACTCTGATATTTCTTGTAGTATACTAACATTATACTTTCCTATTTTGTTTATGAAATCATCTTTGAAATCTGAATATTCTAATATGTCTGCTATACGATAAGTTAGAGCTTCAGCTAGAGACCTGTAAATATATAGTCCTCCATCTAATATATGACGAGTTGCAGTGTTAGAGTTTAGAGCAGCTAGTTTTTGAACTCCAACTAAAGCTTCAGGATTTGGGGTTGAACCATCTCTGGCTTCATTTAATCCAGTAACAGCTCTTATCATATCTAAATAATGGTTATAATTAGCTATCAGCATTTGTGTTTTGGATGCACCTGAATTGGATGTTAATTGCTGTATTGGTGTTCTCGCTTGATTGAAATCACCTTCTTGAGTATAGCTTCTACCTACCACACTACCCGTTTGAAAATATAAACGAAGTGCGTCCTCTGGATTATAAGCTGCTCCAGTACCTAAGTCTACTTCATTCAAACCATCTGCGTCAATATAGACACCGTCAGGAACTGTTCTAGCAATAACTTGTTGTAACTTTAAATGTGTTATCTGAATTAAATCAGCAAAAGGTATCATTCGTCTTACCAGGGATTCAATATTTCCTTTGTACATTCTAGGTGCTACAGCCACGTAATTAGGTAAAGCGTGTTGTGTAGCGGACTTAGGACGGACCATATTTTTAGCTAGTTCCCATTTGAGTATAATGTTTGTACCCATAACCATAATACCATCATACCAAACATCAATAGTTTTTTCTATTTTTTCGAAATTGCCTTCCTCGACCATTTCATCAGGCGGATTAAAACTATCGTCCTTTTCAATCATTCTGCTTCCACCGCCTTCAAGTTTCTTTTTTTTGTAAACTATTTTTTTAGTTGTCTTATAGTTAAAGTATAACAAAGTACAAGTATCTCTGTAAAAAATATCGTTTTCATAGTATTGGGCTGTATTAAAATAATCATACCAACTTTGACTGTACTGAGCTATTTTTTCTAAATCATCGTTAGTTAAAGTAGGATCTATTTTCATAAGCTCCGTAATACCTACAGTTTTAATTTCACCCCAATAAAAACAATCCTTGAAAAAAGGATCTTCAGTGTAACTATAAACAACATTTGCAGGATCTACGTAAGATAATTTTACCCCTGAGCCAGGAAGAAACTCATGTTTAGCCATACCCACACCTACGACCATCTGATCATAGTCAATACGTTTTCTTATATCTTCATAATGATTTTCAGCAAACATAGTGTCAATAGCTTCTTCTTCAGCTATCTCTATTGCTGGCTTGTAATTAAGATTCATGTATAATGAAAGCTCCTCATCTGTTGCGGGCAGTTCATCTGGATCAACTATAAAAGGATCATATCCAGTTTTTTCTTTAACAGTTGTTAGTATCTGTTTTGCCGCCATTTGTCCCTCTACCATATCTTGATACTTGCTTCTTTTGGCTTGAGATAAAGCATCCTGAGCGTATGCTTTTACTTTGAATATACGCTCAGAAAGCCCATTAACCAC